GCATTCCACAAGCTGCGTCTTTACTGAACTGCTTATTCTCTTTTTCGTTACCGTATTAGCCATCAGTCGCCCCCGACAACGACATCAACCACTCCGTCGCCATCGAGGTCAATGCCAATGCCCATCTTCTTTACCTTCTTCGCCTTCCAGTCATCGTGCTTCATGCCCGGATGTGCCTTGCCGCATATCATACCGGGGTGTTCGTCCGCCTTCTTGCGAAGACCCTTGCTGCGGGCCTTGCGGCGACGCTTCGGCTTCAGGCCGCGGTCTATCTTTACTTTTTCTTCCGCGAGGGGGTCAGGGGGGATGGGGCGGTTCGGTCTGCGGCCCACGATAGGCTGCGGGAGGTGAGTTGCCGGGCTGACATCATCGTGGAATTGAAACGCCGGCTTCTTGCAAAGCTGTTCAGCAAACCCTTTGTTACGGCCTTCGTCCTTGATGTCCAGCGTTTCGCCGGGGTTCCAAGCGACAGTCTGCCCGTCAGGTAACCGACGGTGAAGGAACTTACGAGTGGTGTTAGTGATAAGAACCATTTAGCCCCCATCACGTACTATTCCAAGTCCCTGATACTGCCCTGTGTGTTGAACTTCGTGCAGATAAGTTCGCCAGCGGTAATGAAGGCGTGGTCTTTCGCCAGCTTCTGCGTCACAGCCAAGTCCTCACTCGACACGTAGGTCGTCGGTGCGGCTATCTTCATCTTCAGGTGCGCCATATCCATCAGGTACACACGGGAAATGGTATCCTTCGGAACGTGCTGGCTTACATAGATGGGGATGCTGTCGTAGTAGCCCACGCGGTTGTCGAGGTTCCTTCCCAGTTCGCCGCTGACACCGTTCTGACTGCCCTGTCCCATCGGGCCAAGGTCGTAGCGCCACGTTGAGTTGCTGGTGGCGTTCAGAAGTTGTTTGAGGTCTTGCATCGTGTCGTGGCCGGTCAGGAGGATGAGGTCTTCGTAGTTCACGCCATTCTCCAGCGCACCCTGAATGAGTGTATCCAGCATCGCCAAGGTCAATGCCCTGTCGGTGCCGCTGTTGTGGGACACGGTTGAAGCGTGCCACGAACCGGTATCTCTGTCAATATCATAGATGTCGTCATCGTTTGCAGTCCACCCGACGGCTGCTGCGGCAGCGGCGTTTATAATCACCCGGTCCAAGGATTCAAGGTTGTCGCCTGCGAGAGTGTCGCCATCCTTCATCAGCATCTGGTCAATGTAGTAGGAGTGCGCTTCTGCCTGTTCACGGCGCAGGAAGGCCACAAGACCCTTCACGCCATCGTCCGCTTCAGCAAGGAACTCCGCGCGGGTCGTTACATCCCACGGGGTCACGACTTCCTTGATAGTTGCCGTTACCTCGGTGATGTCAGGAACATCTGTGGTTGGGAATGCCGCACCTTCCGACTGTCCGGCGGTGGTGGTTCCGCGTGCCGTCAGGACGCGCCAGCCACTCTGGGTCCAGCCTTCCTTGGGAAGCAGCCTGAAAATCTCCGACTTGGTATTCAACTGGTTGAACACGGCCGCACCGTACATCGCATTGAAGTAGCCGGTATCGCCGGTCGCAAGGCTGTCCTTCTTGATGCCGTAGCGCTTGGAAATTCCAAGCACGCCGCCGTAGTAGGCGTTCACATATTCCTCGAAACTCATTGCCATTTTTAATCCCCCCTTCCTGCCTTCTCGGCCAGTCTGTCAATCTCGTCGAATGACTTGCTAAACTCTGTCCAGTTGGTAGGTTTAGGAGTGGAACGCTTGGGCGCGGGTGTCCGCTTCTTCCCAGCATAGATGTTGAGGCCGTGCTTCTTCAGAGTGCTGATGGCTTTTTCGAGGTCGTCCACCTTCTCGGCGGGTTCGGACTTCTCCTCTTCCTCCTCCTCTTCTGCGGGGAGTTCCTCTTCGGCCTCTTCCTCGTCCTCATCTTCTTCCTGCTTCTCATCGCCGCCCGCCATATCTTCCAGATAGGCCAGCACTTCCTTGAGTTTCAGGAGTGTGTCTTCGAGGTCTTTAACAAGGTCATCTTCCTTGTCAACGTCCTCTTCAAGCACAGGTTCTTCCAGCGCTTCCGAGGTGTCTGCTTCGACTTTGACATCCTCGGCTTCATCGGCTTCGGTGTCCTTGGCTGTCGCGCCACAGGTGCAAACGGTCATATCGCTTCAGGGCGCTGTTATTATATAAATGAAAGAGAGTTTCCGGAATTAGCCCTTTGGTTTGCCCGGATTCCAGCTTGAACGGCCAACAGCATTGCGCAGTTCATACCCGGATGTGCGGCCCTTTGAACCATCGGGTTTGTTGTAAGTCTGGTCGAAGCGGCCGGGGTTGTACCAGAGTTCACTACACCACGCCCTCTCATCCCTGACTTGACGACGACCGGGCAGCCTGCCAATCTTACGCGCGTTAAAGCGACAGTTATTGAACCACGTTTCGGGCGGCCTTCCAATGCCCTCGGTCGGCTTCTTCTTGGGCTTTTTCTCGACCATAGTCGTTACTTGTGCCAACAGTTTCTCGCACTTGGCAAGGCGCAACTGCTTATGGATGTCAGACAGCAGCGCCTTGGATTTGCCAAAGCGGCGGGCGAGGATAGCACGGTGGTGATTCTCCGCTTCGGCCTTGGTTGGGTGGCAGCCGCCCGGTATTGGTTTGCCTATCTTACCGGGAGTGCGATGGTGGAGAATACACCATTTGCTACCGCGCTTGCCAATCTTCTTCTCCAAATCCCCGCCGCATTGCATACAGGCAGTATGCAAAACGTCACCTTTGCTGTATGCAAATCGGCCGCTGGTGCCGGCTTCCGTATGCAAATCGGCCGCTTCATTTGCTGTACGCGACATTAATGTCGTCTTCGCCATTGACACATCCGTGACCTTGGCATCCGGGTTGGCAGGCGAATCGCCCACCCAAGACACAGACCAGAGGGACAGTTCGTTGATTCGGGTGTGGCAGTCGTCTTCCGAATAACAAATCTTTTCTTGGTCAGTAGCCTCTCCCCGGATACTGCTGGCACCGTTAGGGCCGAACTGCTTTATTTCAGTCCAGACATTATCGTGCATCGGTAATTGGTCGTGAACGCCGACCCTTATCTTGATTTTACCACCTATAATTTTATAGGCTAAAGGCAGGCCAATCGGCTGTTCTTCGTGCCGATATGAATAGACTCCATATTTCATATAGAAGTCCATCGCTTCTTTGATGGTCTTTGTGGGTATCAGGTCGCCCTGTTTATCCACGGTAGGAGAAGAGATGAATGTTTCCATCACGCGGCTGTTATACCACTCGGGTCGGTAAATTTGCCAACCCGTTTCTTCTGCGACTGCCACGCCTTTGGAGTGTCCTCCAATTAATAAGCACTGATGCATTTCCGGAAATCCTTTATATGCTAAACAAGTCTGTTCTGCTTCTGGTGGACGTTTTAGCCCCTGATACACTCACCATTTCACTTTATTGAAGGCGGTAACAGGCGTATCAGTTCATCGGCGAAAGTGATGGGGAAGTTGCCCCGTTCCTTTACGAAGGCCGGACGCAGGTAAGGGCGTGGAGGCAGGCCACGGCGCTGTATCGCTTTCTTCACGGCCTCATAAGGAATGCCGGGATTGATATAGTTGTACCAGTCACGCAGGCTTCTCTCGAACTCCGCCTTACCAGTAGAACTGATATGAGGGCCAGTACCAAACTCAACGTGTTTGGCATATTTCAGGCGACTGCCTATCTCGTAACGGCGGGCTTCGCGGTCACTCTCCATCTCGATACTCTGCGCAAGGTTGCGCTTGCTTTTCGGTCCCTTGGGGTAGGGGCTGGCGAGGTTTTCCTCTGCCGCCCGCTGTATGTCTGTCCCCATTGTGAACATAGCGTTGTTCAGGGACTCCTTGATTATCTCCGGTAAGTCTTTGATAACAGTAGCAACCTCGGGTGCGTTGCGCACCTTCATCTTCAGCACAGTTACCGCCCTTCCGTTTCCGCAAGGCGCATCTCCAACTCCTTCTTCTTCTTCAAATATAGCCTGTTACGCATCTGGGCATAGCGTTGTTGCGTTGTCACTCGCTTACTGTTCTTCCAAGCCCGTTCCGTTTCACACTCATTACAAAGCCCGTGGACTCCAACGTGGACAGTCATTGCCCCACGCAAGCACTTCTGACAACGGTTGCTTCCCATTATGCCCTCACCAGCACCGTGCGCTGGTTAGGATGCAAAAGGGAGTGTCCCTTTAAGGATAGCCCATAACGATTCCCCACTTCCTGCTGTATCGCTATCAGGTCATTCAGTATCAGACCGTTGCCGGGGACGCGCGCTGCTAACTCCAGATGCGCCCGGCAGGTGCGCCTGTCCTGCATAACTATCAGCCGATACTTGAACTGGCGCTTCAGTTCCTTCTCGCCCTTCAGGTAGCCCCGCAGACGCCCCTCATTGTAGATATTGTTAATCTCTGTCCGTGCTAACCGTACCAGTTTGTATGTCTGCAAATTAGCCGACTTCCCCATCTCGGACACTATCTGCGAGATGGACTGCCCATCCGCAATACCGATAGAGATGGTGCGCTGGAGTGATTCACGCAGGCCATCCTGATAGCTATTGTAACTACGGGAGAAGTGAGGTTCGCCCTGAAGGCTGCGCACAAGTTCCTTGTCCGCTGTGTCTATCTCTACCTTGTTCTTCGTGCCGCGCAATTCCGTGTAGGCACTTGTAACACCGTGCTTGAAGGCGTTGGTAATGTCATCATCAACCGCCGCCTTCATCCTGCGCGCCAGCAGGATGCTGAAATTATCTACCGCAGCACGCAATCCCGCCTCTGTCTGCGTGGTCCGTAGCGGGGCCAGTTCCTCGCGGATTACACTTCGGAGTTCTCGGGCAACTCGTTCAATATATCCGCTGGTTCGCTTGGCACCTCGGCCTCCAGCGACTCCGGGGAAGGACTTGGAAAATCCTGACGCACCACCTCCGGGGTCTTCGGGAAGACCAGTTCGCCATTCTCATCTATGTCCACCTCCACGCCCGCAGACTGGAGTGAGGTAAGGATGTTGGCCTTAACCTGAAGGTTGTTGAGGCGCTGCGTTTCATTGCGTTCATTGATGTCATTGAAACGAATAGCCCAAGTGTTAATCTCTAATAGCTTCAGCAGCGGCTTGAAGAAGCCCTCCTCCACCATACGCTGCGTTTCGCGGATGGTGCGGTCGAAGATAGTTACCTGTTCGCCCTCGCTGTTAAGCCCACCCACACCCTGTATGTTACCGACGATAAGCGGCATCACACCGTAAGAGGCGTTGATGTCGCTGTTGATACGTTCCATATAGGGCAGCATCATCAGTTCATCCATATTGGGCATTACCGGAATGAACTTGGCGGTGGCGCTGGCATCACGGCTACTGATAATCGGAATGAAATTGGGGTTGCGGTGGGTTTCCTCTGCAATGTATTCTCCAAGCCGGTTCAGCGACTCTTCATCGTGACCCGGAACATCGAGGAAACCCTTGGGCGGGCGTTCCAGCCGATATATTTTCTTCTGCCACGCCTCTATCGCCAAGGCCGTTTCAATCTTGTTG